GCGGATAATCTGAAGATCGTGATATCAGGCGATACAGGCGGAGTAGATGTCAGAACGACATATAGGCCTCCATCACTTGCACAAAAAGGATTGGACTACTTTAACGGGAAAACTGCGTTCTATTACTTTCGCGACACACTGATGCGGTATAAGACAAGCAGGAAGTATCGTATGAGTTATGATCAATACGAACTTCGGATCTTTGATCTGAGCACAATACCAGAGGATTTGGGTGTAGCAGGCTATCCCGCTCTTTCGGAAGGATATGTAGTTTCCCTTGATAGCTTCAAGATGAGACGCAGTAAAGAGAAGCCGCTGCACTTCATGTATACAATTGAGCTCTTCGGTAAAAGAGCCCTCGGAACATATACTGGCGGCATTCCTTCTCCTATCACTCAGATACATCCTCCGACAGTTCTCCAGCGAATTCAGAAAGGACTCAACACTCTTCGTACATGGTATTCCAGAGTTGAAACTATCTTGGGGCTCGTTGATGGGATATTTGAAACGGTAGACCAACTGGAAGAACAACTTGGTATCTTCTTCGACAGGACTCTCAACATCATTACATATCCAGCGGCCATGAGTCAACTTCTTCTCGCCGAAGTAAGTCAACTGAAGACAGCTGTTGGCAACATTGGTCCCACAGCTGCTGCGACTCTGGGCATGATACGAGAAGAATACATGAAGAGCGAATTGATAGCCGACGAATTACTAGGTAACTCTGCGGCACTCGTTGCGTTCGGACAATCTCCAGGAGCAGCAGGGAATGTAGTTGTTCTGCTGGAGGAAGTAGGTTCTTTCGTCGAGACGAGCGAGATACGTTATGATGAATTGACAGAGGAAGAAGCAGAGTTCCCAGATACTGTTGTGGGGAGACCTGAATCTTCCAGCAGCTATGTGAGTATATACGGGTATATAGTTGTCGTCGCAACCGACTCCATTCAATTCGACGAACTCGCTCTTGAGTATTACGGGGATGTTGGTCTTGCTTCTCTCATTGCCATTTACAACGGAGTGGTAGAAGCTGATGTAGAAACAGGGGATCAAATCAGAATCCCGGTCTTGACGGAAGGGCAAGTCAACACCGAGAACTACATCTTTACTCAAGAACTTATCGATGTTTATGGAGCTGATATTCTACTCGATGAATCCGGCAATCCTGTTGTCGGAGAATCGGGAGATTATCTCTCTGTCGAAGGAACTGATAACGTCATACAAGCTCTGAATCTTAGACTCAATGAGGAACTCGGAAGCAGACTGCGTCTCACGGTATATGGCATAAAGGGAGCCATTGGTGGAGCTATGTCGAACTCAGCGCCGGTTTCTTATATTGTAGCAAACATCAAGGAGACCGTCATGCAGGATCCGCGTATTTCGGAGCTTGGTGATGTTCTTATTCAGGGATATGGGGACGCTTTACAAATCTCCCTAACATGTTATACAATAAAGGCGAGTGAAGTTGTTGTTTATTCAGGAGCGATTTAGATGGCTTTTTCGGTAAAACAGTTCGCCGCGATCCTCTCGGATATGGCTACCTGGATTGTGGCTAATCAGAATAAGATTACTGACTTGAACGAGGGATCAGTAATTCGAAGTTTCTGTGAGGCGGTAGCACAGCAGTGTGAGCAGATCTATATACGGGGGCGAGTAGGATTCACTGAGAATCTAACCGATGTACCTCCAGTTGCTTTCGATTTCATACGAGAGGCCGGACAGAAGGCAGCAGGAATCGTTATTTTCTCTCGTGCGGGTAGTAGTGGGGATGTGACCATTCCAAATGGCACCCTACTTTCCACTCCGGCCGGTATTCAGTTCATAACCACGGCTGAAAGCCTTATTGCCAACGGCAACACGGACTCTGCTAATGTCACCATCCAAGCCTATGAGGTAGGGACAGGAGGAAACGTCCCGGCTTCTACGATCACGACTATTGTCACTCCTATACCTGGAGTTGATACGGTCGATAATGCCGCATCCACGACGGGTGGTCTCAACACAGAGACCGATGGAGAGTTTCTCCGCAGATTCCAAGAGTTCATTGAAGGGCTCGGGAAGGCCAACAAAGCGGGATTGGTTACAGGAGCTAAGGAAGTCACTGGGATCAGATCAGCGTCGGTCGTAGAACATTTTCCTCCAGTGAGTTCATACAACGCAACACTATACATCGACGACGGAGCAGGCGAGGCATCGGCGGCACTGATTGCGGCCGTAGCAACCAGAGTGGTTGGTGATGGAACGAGTGCGAATCGAGGGTATAAAGCCGGCGGTATCAATCTTCGAGTTCTCGCACCAACGAAGGTAGTTATCACTGTGACAGTAGAAGTCGCGACAGACGGTTCACTTTCGGACGGAGTAGTCGAAGCTGCAATAAAGTCGGATGTTCAGGATTATATCAACAACCTCTTGATAGGAGATGATTGCATTAAGAATAAGATCATCGAGGTTATCATCGGAGTAGCTTCAATAACAGATCTCACTCTGAGTGCCCCAGCATCGAACACTTCGATATCTGATTCGCAGATAGCTCGTACATCTAGCACGGATATTACGGTAACTTTCGCATGAGTAGTATAATCAAGTCACTGAATGATAGAATGCCTTCGAGCCTTAATACAAAGGGAGAAGAGTATCTTGCTATATTCGGTGATGAAGACTTCACTCCGAATGATCCGATAACTGAAAGCGCAGACTACCAATGCGGCGCCATTGCAAACGAGTTGGAATACCTCAGAGGCTTTATCGATCGGCTCATTGAGTCGCTCGATGTAGACCAAGCCACAGGTGATTATCTCGAGAAGATGATCTCTTTCATGATCAACATCGAGAGAATCTATAGTGAAGCGGATTCAGCCTTACTCAACAGATTCCATGCTTTTATACGCCGCGATCCTCGGTGGATGACTAAGTGGAGTATTCTTGATGCTTTCGGTTATTTCTTCGATCCTTCCGATCTTCATCTGATTGAGAATTATATTGAATCTTCTGATATCGTCAATGGAGATTTCGAGATTTGGTCTTCAGGCATGTTTGACGATTGGACCAAATCGGAGAGTAATAACTCGCGCCTGATGCGTTCGGCTCCGAGGATAGAAGGTTCGTGGGGATGTGGATTTTTCGTCGATGCGAGAAACAACCCGGTCACGATCTATCAAACGATTTCGAGTGTGACTATCGGGGACTATAAGTTCACAGTCCTTGTAGTCGACGATGGGTTGTCACCACTCGCGAGTATACTATATGTGGCCTTTCAGAGATCTTCCGATTCTTTCTATTACGATGCGAGTGATGATACTTGGAAGAGCGGTATCCAAGAAAACAATCTAGCAGCAGTCGGTCCGACGAGGACGGAGTATCGGTCAGAATACATGAAGAATGAAGGAACCGAGAATATAACTGTCACGATCGGTAACGCAGAAGGAGTGCAGATACCGGATAAGATATTCGCAGCCTATTCAAACCTCATGACGAATCCGGAGGACATAAGCGCTTGGACTGGGTCGAATGCTTCTGCAACTCTTGAGGATCTATTTGCCAGAGGAGTGAGACTGTCAAAGATCACTCTATCCGGAGCCAATGGGTATATGTGGGAAGCAGCGACTTTCACAGGGGATGCTATAAAGACACTCTGTGTCGTGTTGGTCAAAGGAACCGATACGGCATGCAGCATCATATTGAGAGATACAACGGCTCCTGCGGATAGGTTGGATATCAAGGTCACCTGGTCCGGGAAAGTAATAACAGAGACCACAGGAAGTGTGTTCCACTATGAGTGGTTCGAGAACGATACGGTCGTTGTACTATACTGCCTCACGACTTCAGTAACCGCAGCCAATACCAATCGAGTATGGCTAGAAGGACTTGGGAACGGCAAAACATTCTTTGCTTCCGGTATTCTAGCAGAAGATAGCGTCTTTCCAGTACCGTATGCTGAGACTTCGCACACACCTGCTGCTTACAACGATACCTATACGATGCCTAGTAAGTTCACGCTGGATGTGATTGTGGATCCGTGGTTCAATTTTGATACACCTACCAACAAAACGATTGTTTCTTGGAAGGTTGATGCAACGCATTGGTTTATTATTCTGTATAGTATAGGTTCAGATAAGTTTCAGATTTGGTGGCAAGATGGTGGAAGTCTACGAATACTTAAAACTCCACCATTCGATGATGGGTCGAGTTATACGGACATCAATCAGCGTATTCGAATTGTTGCTTCGATCGATCTGACAACTGGAGATACAAGCG